CTGCCTTCGCAATGGAAAAACTCTGAAAACCAAAGGAGGCTAAGAGGGCGTTGATACCGTCGATTGTCGGCTGAATGCTTGTCGTCTGTTTTTCGAGCTCTCGAATTACATCTGCCTTATTTTTCTTTTCACTGGTTGCCGATGAAATCTGTCCCTTCATTGATGTGATAGCTTTGTTCAAGGCGTCTCGTCTTGTTTTGTAGGATTCCAAATCTGTCTTCAGTTCTATTTCGAGCAAGTACTTCCATACTTGTGCTGTTAGGTTCCTGCGTTCCTGACTGAGGTTCGCAACCATCGTGTTATGCTTGCCAACCTGAACGTTCGTTCCGTCTATTATTTCCTTTATTCTTGTGATGATATTGTCGATGGATTCCAGCTCAATGACCTGACTCGGTTCCTTCTTCTTTGACGTGAGGCGCTGTATATTGACCATAATTCTAGAATCGAGAAGTTCTTTTTCCCCTTTTATTTTCTCAACTTCGAGAAACCTACATGGCTCAGCGATAATAGCCGTGAGCTGTTGCTGAAGCCGTGCGGAATCGGGCTTGTAGCTGCCAATCAGATCGTCAATGGCTTTGCTGTCAGCTTCAAATGCTTCATCAAAATAGTCGGTCAAGCTTTTGGCAAACACTTCAGTCGTAGCCTGTTGACAAAATGGACAGACCCCTTGGTTTGCGTCATAAAATCCACGCCCCTCCCTAACCCAATCACTGTTACCCAATTTCTTTATCATCGCCGCGATATTAACATCATTCTTGCCAATTACTCGTTTCTTGAGTATTGGCGCCTTCTCATAGGAAAGGATATCATCGGTCGCTAAGTCGGGGATGGATCTCTCTAATGTCGGACTGCGGCCAAATACCGTTTCTGCCTTCTTTTCCAAGGTGGACAGAGTTTCTACTGACGCAGAATTAGTGCCCCATTCCTCAAGAACCTTTTCCTTAAATCTCTCAGCACTGTTTCGGAACCCTTCGAATGCACCCTGCAACTTTAAGTCATGTTTTTGCTTCTGAGCCCAGCACTTAGTTTTTAAGTCGGCTTCGAGAGTCGCCAGTTCACCCACCTTACCGCCCGTTCCATCCTCGCCATGCAGAGCTAAATATAGGCTTTCGATTTTTTTTGTGATTTTGTCGATTTCAGCTTTCTCTGCGGCGATCTTAGTGATGGTATCTATATTCTTTTCGCCAAGCGTGAAAACGCCCTTTAGCTCCGAACACTGGTTAAAGTTCATTTCCACGAAGTCCCGGTTATAAACCAGCGGCTGAAGCTTAGTGCCACCCTGCCAAGTGATCATGCAACTCGGATAATTGCCTTCATCTGCAATTACCCTGCTGATGGTAGTTTTTCCAGTTGCATTCGCCCCATAAACGAAGTTGAACACAGACAGATCAGACAGGATTTCAGGAGCGGTTGCGAAGGTTGCCGTGCCTGCAATCTGAACTGACTTGATCATATAAACCTCTTATCGCCGGCGTATTACGCCTTTATACCGGATGTACTTGAATAAAAAACCCCGCTCTCTTTATATGAGAAACGGGGTCTTGTGAGCCAGTCCATGTTCCCCTCCAGTATGTCAATACGGGATGGATCATTCAACTGTGTTTTCGATTGTGATGGCACGTTTACCACCATTCCCCTTTGAAATCCAGTAGTAAAATGTGCTCAATCATTCCATGACTTCAGGACGTAGGCAATAGCCTCCTCAAGAAAAAACCATCCTACGGCAGGTGACATTCTCACGTCTTTCGTCGCATTTTCTGCCGTATTGTCGACGGATCTGACGATGCCTCTATCTCACCTTGGACATATTTCTTGCGCCACTCGACGATCATCTCCTTATCGCTCTCCCAGTTCCCGAGGAGCTTTTTCATTGGAAACCCGCACTGCAGCTTCAATTGAATAATCGAAGCCTCCGTCCGCGGCAGTCCGATGGATCCGCAAAACTCCCTGATGGCCTTCATTCCCGATAATGCCGTCCCCGTTCCCATGTTACCACCTCCTGGGTCTCTTGATCCTCTCGTCTCTTGGCCGCGGCCTTTCTTCTGCCGCTTGTTTTGCTTCCTCCCTTTGCTGCCGCAGATAGGCAGCGAGCATTCTTAGCGATGGGAGCCATTCACCGTCGGCGCATGCCGCGGCCATCACCTCGCAGTCGAGCAGATGGTTGTCGTGACGGATCCTTCTCCAGAATGTCTTCCCCCGTCGGTCTCGGCAGAGCTCTTCTGCCAGTAGTTGCCTCGCGTAGTCGATCCCCGTTTCCGCATGGAGAAAGAACCTCTGCGTCTCCCCTTCCTTGCGTTCCAGGCGCCAGTGGATGACGGTCTTGAGGGCATCCGTATCGAGCAGCCTCAGTTCGAGTCCTCCCGGAATCGGCTTATTCGACCGGGGAAGCTTGTCCAGGATCTTGACCTGTATCCGGTTGTCCCGCCGGTGCGATGCTCCCTTGGTACCGAAGACCCGACCGGGCGGCTGCCGCCGCAGCCACTGATAGACCTCCTCAGTCCTAGTCCAGACCGAATCCTCCGTTGCCCCGCCGCCCGTATCCATCGCCGCCCGCCAGATGCCCATGGTCTCATCCGGTTCGCGCCCCTCGATCGGATACCGGGTCCGGTAGAGAAGCGTTTCCACATCCGAAAAGGTCGTGAGGTATCCGTACTGGATAAGCCAGGAACTGAGATCCTCCGCCCAAGCGCGGACCACGAACCAGAACCCTTCCTTCTGCACGTCGATGCCGGCGGTTAGGGCGACGGCTGCAGTCGGGACGATCCCGGCAGGCAACTCGATCTTATGCGTCAGAACGCCGCTTTCCTTTTTCGGCAGGATCGCCTCTTTCCAGACTTCCGCTTTGTGCTGGGTAACGAAGGCGATCAGTTTCGCCGGATCATCGAGACCTCGGAGATAGGCCGCGACGACGCTCGACAGCGAGACGAAGGGCGAGCCGTAGGAAGGGAAATGGAAGGCAACGACCTGGGGGCGTTCCACAGGCTCGGCCGCTTTCCAGAAGCCCTGGCGGATCGCCTGATCGCGCATGTAGTCGTCCCAGTACATCCCGCAGGACTCGCACTGGTACTTGGCCAGGCGCTTGCGCACAATCAGCCGCGGATCCGTGACGGCCTTCGGCCAGTCGAACTGCCCGAAGTGCATGACCTGAGCGGTTCCGCAAATCGGGCAGACGGCGTAATAGCGCCGCAATTCATCCGCCTCGGTTTCGACCGCCTTGCCGATATAGCCGCTCTCGTCCGTCGGCGTGGAGAGATCGATGATCTTCTTCGTGAAGGGATAGGCGTTCGTCCGCACGTCCGTCAAGGAGAACGGATCGGCTTCCTTCCCCGTGAAGGACGGAAACTTGTCGGTCTCGTCCCGGATCAGGTAACGGATCGATTCGGAGGACAGCTCCGCAGCCGACGTCGCCCAGGCCATGATGAAGTCCATCCCGTTCTGGAACTGCACGGAGAGCGTCGTCGTCTCATCATGGCGGGGCGAGAGCAGCTCGGCGATCCGGGGCGTGCTCCGGAAGGTCGGCAGGATCCGCTTGCGGGCGATCCGCTTGGTCACCTTCTCGTCCGGACCCACGTACATCGCCGGCCCGGGATCGACGTCGATCCACTTGCACAGGGCGTTGAAGGCCACCTGTGTTTTCCCCGTCTGAGGGGCGAACATGAGGATAATCCTGCGGACGAAAGGCTGATCGATCGTATCCATCGGCTCGACCAGATAGGGCGTGAAATCGTTCCGCCAGGGTCCAGTCCTGGGGCCGTTCGTGACGATCCGGTAGCGTTCGGCCCATCTGGAGATCGAGATCTTCTCCCTTCTCCTGAATACCCGCCGTTCGCCTTCCGTGAAGACGATGCTTTCGGGATCCGGCGAAGATTGCGGCAGACGCTGGGCGGCTTGCTTCATACGCTCTCCTCCTCGTCGTCTTCGTCCCGCGTCATGTCGAGATCGGTCTCCTGCGGCGGCAAGGGAACCTTGAACTCCCTTTCTCGGGCGTAGCGGTCCAGTACGTCCTCGAATTTCCCGAGCATGTACTGGATGAGCTCGGGGATCAGATTGGCATCGCCCTTGACCAGGTTAACGATGCCGGCGGCCTCCGACTGCCCGAAGGTTTCCAGGTCGTTCCGGAAGACGATCGCGCGCTTCGTGAGTTCCCGTTCGAAGAGATCCTTCGGGACGAACGATCCGGACAGTATCCTTTCCTTCGTGACCCAGTGCTTCGCCTGCGCCTTTGACTTTTCCGTCTCCGCCAGGACCCTCTCCTGCTGGAGTTTGTCGAGCTTTCCCGACTCGCTGCCGTCCTTTCGGCTGAGATGGACGGTTGCGTATTTCTCGACATCGGCGATGCGGAAGGTCCCGTCGGCCTGGGGCCGGATCTTCCCCTCCTTCCGGTGCTTGTAGAAGGCGGACTTCCTGACCTTCCAACCCTGATCGTTGAGCCAGTCGACGACGGCGAGGGCGTTCGGCAAGATCTTCTCGTCCTCGAAATGCTTCGACCAGAGATCCTTCACGAAGCTCTCGAGGGCCGTTTCCGCCTTCTGCCAGTCGTTCAGGCGGGCCGACGTGGATTCCGTCTGATAGTCCTTGATGCACTTGACGACGGCGTTGTGCAGGACCTTGAGCTTGATCTGGTCCTGCTGATCGGCAACCTCGAGCAGCCGTTTGATCTTTTCCTGATCCATCGTCTCGTCCGAAATCGCCCGGCAGATCATCCACGCGCGCTGGGACAGGCTTGCCCGATCCCAGTTGTCGGCGATACTTCTTCGCGCACCTTTTCTCATATGCATGGACCCTCGAATGTGATAGGAAATCCATGCGGATGGTAGCGCTTCGGCGCCCTGTGTTAGCCGCACAGGTTCTTCGGGAGTTACAGCTCCCTTGGAATGCTATCCGCTCCCCTTTTTCAGATTTTCAGAATCATCTCGTCCAATGCCTCATCCACTTCCGTCTTCCTGATGAAAATGCTGATCGAATCGCCCTCCGCGTACGGCAGGCGGTAGTAGATCCCCAGGACCAACGGGATCGTCTCGAATCCCATGCGGCCCATGGCCGCTATAAAATGGTTCATCGTCGCCCCCGTTCTGAGCACGTCGTCCACCAAAAGAAACCGGTGTCCCTCGAGCGGCTTCACCTCGTAGGTCCTGGAATAATGCTCCGGGAGGAACCGATGGTGATTGTATTTCCGGGTCTCGATCGGTTCCGTCCGTCTGATCGGCATGCCGAAGAGCTTCTGCAGGCTGTTCGGCTGCCGTTCGGGATCGCTCGGGGGAATCGGGACAACGGCATCGGCGGAAAAATGCGCCGCCGCGGCTTCGAGAATCATCCTGAAATCCTCCGCCTCTTTGAAATGCGCCTTGAATTCGTAGACCCAGGAAGTCGCCTGTGCAGACTGGCTGTCCCCGGGCTCGTTCCTCAGTGTGCCCAAAGCAGGGATGTACGGCTTCAGGGCGTTGAAATTCGCCCATCTCAGAAGGCGGCAGTGGATGTGATGCTTCAGAATCATAGGTTCTCTCTTTTCTCTAACGCAGTTTGGCTTGCCTCCTTCACTGAGCCATCGTTTCCTTGTCGCGGAGCAACTCCGCCTTCCTTCCCGTGAATTGCGCCCAGCGCGTCACGATCACGTCGCAGTAGACCGGGTCCTTCTCCATGATGTTGCAGGCCCGGCCCATCTGTTCGCAGGCCATCATCGTCGTCCCCGATCCGCCGAAACCGTCCAGGACGAGGATCCCCGGCCGATTCGGCGTGCTGTTGCGGATCATTCGCCCGACCAGGGCGATGGGCTTTTGCGTCGGATGAAGAGGATTCTTCGAAGGACGGTCCTCCCGGAGAACCGTCGTCGCCTGGCATTTCCTCATCTCCTTCACCAAATCGACGAGCGCCTCCCTCTTCAGTTTCGAGATATCCACGTCCTCGTCGATGACCGTCGTAAGGGAATAGTCCATGCAGAAGTAGTGAGCCCGTCCTGGTTTCCAGCCGTAGAGGATCGGCTCGTGTTTCCAGTTGTAGTCCTGGCGCCCGAGGACGGCGCCGCTCTTCACCCAGATCAAGCATTGCTTCAAGAGAAATCCCGACTCGATGAGCGCGTTCCGGAAAGTCACGCCTCCCACGTCGGAATGCGAAACATAGATGCAGCCGCCTTCCCGGGTATGGAGACAGATATTCCTGAAGGCCGCCGTGATCATCTCAGAAAAGACCTTCGGCGGAAGGTTGTCGTTCTCCAGCCCCTCGCCTCGTTCGTTGTGGTAATCGACGTTGTAGGGCGGATCCG